GCGTCCCCGACACCGCATCAATCGAATTGTGCGAGGGGTTCGAAAGTCATTTTTCTGATTTAGGGGAAGCGCGGGAAACCGCTTCATTTCATGGCTCGGGGCAAGGGACAGAAAGTAAACCGCCGCGACCTGGCGTCTATCTTCGGGGCGTCGCTCCCGACGGTCGACACTTGGGTCGCGGAAGGCTGTCCGTATGACCAGGAAGGCGGGCGCGGCCGTGAATGGATTTTCGACACGGCCGACGTTTCCCGATGGCTCCAGGAACGCGCGACGCGCGACGCTGGCGGGACCGACGTCCAGGACGAAGCGCAGCTAAAAAAGCGGAAGCTGCGCGCGGACGTGAAGCTGGCCGAGCTGGAGCTGTTGAAGGCGTGCGGCCAGGTCGCACCCGTCGACCAGGTCGAACGCGTGTTGTCCCGCGTCCTGGCCGAAATCCAGTCGACCATGCGCGGACCGCTGGTCACGCGCCTGGTGACGCAATGCATCGGCGAAACGGACGAACGCGCGTTTAAACGCGTCGCGCTCGCGGAAATCGACACCGTCCTAGAAGCGCTGGCGGACCTGGACGTCACCGTCGACGACGTGCCGACGGACGACGAAGACGCCGCCGACGATGCTTGACGCGTCCGAATTCTCCAATCCCGCCGGCGTAACGCGGGCGTTCCGCAATTCCCTGGCGATGCTCCGGCCGCCGCCGGACCTGTTGCCGTCGCAATGGGCCGAGTCGAAGGACGGCGTCCGCATCCCAACCGGGAACGCTGTCCCCGGGCCGTACCGCGTCGCGAACGCGCCTTATCAGCGCGAACCGATGGACTGTTTCGTCGATCCGAATTGCTACCGCGTCACGCTCATGTGGGGCGCGCAGATCGGAAAGACGCTCACGGCGCTGTGCATTCAGGGCTACGCAATCGCGACGCGCCCGCGCTCGCAAATGATGATGCAGCCGGCGCAGAACGACGCGCAAACCTGGCTGGAAACGAAATTCAATCCGCTGGTCGACGCGTCGCCGAGCATTCGCAAACGAATTGCGAAACCGCGCGGACGCGAGGGCGTCAACAACCAGCGGATGAAGTCGTATCCAGGCGGCTTCCTGATGATGGCGTGGGCCGGCTCGCCGAAGACGATGCGCGGACGCTCGGCGCCGCTAATCGTTTGCGACGAAGTCGACGGCTATCCGCGCACGCCGGAAGGTCATCCCGTCGGCCTGTTGTGGCAGCGCTCGGCAACGTTCGGCGATGACCGCTTCCTGTTCGAAATTTCGACGCCGACCATCAAGGGTTCGTCGTACATCGAAGCCGCGTTCGAAGACGGCGACCAGCGTTATTTCTACATCGCGTGCCCGCATTGCGACACGTTCCAGGCCATGCGTTGGGAAAACGTCACCTGGCACGGTCGCCTGTCGACGTGTGTCGCCGACGCGCTGGAGGACGCGACGCACGACGACCACAAGCCGGAGTCGGCCGCGTATCGCTGCGAAGCATGTTCGGCGACGTGGAACGACGGCCAGCGCATTGCGGCAATCCGCAACGCCGAAGCAACCGGCGGCGGCTGGCGCGCGTCGAAGCCTTTCAAGGGTCACGCGTCGTTCCACGCGTGGGAAGCCTATTCCACGATGCGCAAGCTCGGCGACATCGTGCGCGACTACCTGGACAAACTGAAGACCGAAGACCTTCAAACGTTCGTCAACGTGTCGCTGTCGCAGACCTATGAGGAGCAAGGCGACAAGGTCGAATCGTCCGCGCTGGAGGCGCGCGCGGAAACGTTCGCCGCGCAAGTCCCGATGGGCGGCGTCTACCTAACGGCAGGCGTCGACATGCAAACCGACCGCCTGGAAGTCGAGGTCGTCGCATGGGGCGAGGGTGAAGAATCCTGGTCCGTCGACTATCGCGTTCTGTGGGGCGATCCGCTCGCCGGCGAAGTGTGGGAAGACCTGGACGCGCTGCTGGCCGAAGAATTCATCCACGAATCCGGCGCGACGCTGAAGATTTCCGCCGCATGCGTCGACACCGGCGGCACGTCGGGCTACACGCAATGCGCCTATGACTACCTGCGCGGGAAGACGGGCAAACGTATTTTCGGCATCAAGGGCCAGGCGCCGAGCTTCGGCAAACCGATTGTCGAAAAAGTCCAGCGAAAGCAGTCCGGCAAAAACGCGCGCAAGGTTGACTTGTTCCTGGTCGCGGTCGACGAAGCGAAATTGATCGTGATGCGCCGCCTTGCGGGCGAAAAGGTCGGGCCTGGTTACTGCCATATCCCCGACCACCGCGAAGACCTGGCGGAATGGGCGAAGCAGATCACGGCCGAAAAGCTGGTCATTCGCTACGTCAAGGGACAGCCAGTCCGCGAATGGACGAAGCCGGAGAAAGCGCGAAACGAAGCGCTGGACTGCCGCGTTTACGCGCTCGCCGCGCTGAAGATCATGCAGCCTTCGCTTCGTCGCCTGAAGGAAAAGCTGTTCGCGCATCCGCGCGCGCAAGCGATCCTAGCCGCGAAGGCGAAGGCCGCGACCGAAGATCCCGCGTCGACGACCGAACCTGCGCCCGAGCCTGCGCCGAAGCCGCGCCAGGAAATCGCGCCAGTGGGACAGCCGGAACCAAAACCGCAAGCTGCGCGCGTTCGTTCGCCGGCAGCACGTCGCGCGAATTGGGCCACCGGCTGGAAGCGCTAAGTGTCCGACATCATCCCGAAGACCATCGCCGCAGGCGTCAACTTCACCGCACGCGCGTCCCTGACGGCCTACGCCGGCCTGGAGTGGACGCTTGTCCTGTTGATGCGCGGTCCTGCTGCGATCAACGCGGAAGCGGAGCGCGACCTGTCCGCGCACGTTTGGGACATCAAGGGCGTGGACACGGCGGCGTGGGCGCCTGGCGAATACGCATATTCCGTGCGAGCCACGAACGGCGCCGACGTCGTCGAAGTCGAGTCGGGGCGACTGCGCATCAAGCCCGACGTTTCGGCCGCCGTCGCCGGCGACGAGCTTCGCAGCGCGAACCGTATCGCGTTGGACAACATCCGCGCCGTGATCCAGAACCGCGCGACCGTCGACCAGCGTTCCTATGAAATCGCGGGCCGAAAGCTGGAGCGCATGTCTTCGAAAGAGCTTTTCGCGTTCGAAAACTACTTCATCGAGGCAGTCCGCCGCGAGGAAGGAAAGAGCGTGTGGGGCCGTCAAGTGAAGTTCGTCGCCGGGGGCTGTGACTAATGCGTCTTTTCGGAATGCGCGTCGGCGAAGTCGTCACACCGCGTAGCAGCGAGCGAACGGCGATGCTCGCGTCGGCCATCACCGCAGCGCGCCAGGGCGCAGCGCGCGCAGCGCGCGCTTCGACGGGCGGCGGCTCGCGTTCGCTGTTCGGTTCGGGCGGCGACGTGTCTCGCCTGACGGGCGACTGGCCGACGATGCCGGTTCCGGCCGATTGGGTCGTCTACCGCTACCAGCGGACGCTAGTCGCGCGCTCGCGCGAGCAGGCGACGAACAACGATTTCGTGAAGGCGTTCATGCGCCTGGTGCGACAGAACGTCGTCGGCGCCGAAGGCGTGCAATTCCAATCCCTGGCCGTCGACGCGAAGGGCGACCCGGACATCGAAGCGCGCGCGGCCATTGCGGCGGCATTCGCCGATTGGGCGAAGCGGCAACATTGCGACGTCACCGGGAAACTGTCTTGGCGCGCGATCCAGGCCGCATGCGTCGAAACGTGCGCGCGTGATGGCGAATTCTTCGTTCGCATCATCACGGGCCGCCAGTTCGGCGGCAAATACGGCTTCGCGCTGCAAATGCTGGACCCGCAGCGATGCCCCGTCGACTTCGACAAGGCCGCGACGGCGGAAGGCGCGAATTACGTCCGGCACGGAATCGAATTCAATTCCTACGGTAAGCCGGTCGCGTACTACTTCAACGACGCGAGCGCGGACCGCAACGCCCTGGCGTATTCGTATGCCGGCAAGTCCTACACGCGTATCCCGGCGGAAGAAATCATTCACGGCTTCATCCAGGAAATGCCGGGCCAGAAGCGCGGTTTCCCCTGGCTGTCTTCCGGCCTGTTCCGCGCGAAGCAGACGTCGGCGATGGAAGACGCCGCCGTCGTGAACGCGCGAATGGGCGCGTCGAAAATGGGTTTCATCCAGTTCAAGGATGGCGCCGGCGAGGACTACGACGACGACAATCCGCCGACGCTGGACATGGAACCCGGCGCGCTTCCGATCCTGCCGAACAACGCGGAATTCAAGGAATTCAATCCGCAGTATCCGAACGGCGAATTCGCGCCGTTCATCAAGCAAATGCTGCGCGGCCTGTCCGCCGGCGGCGGCGTGTCCTACGAAAACCTGTCGCAGGATCGCGAAGGCGTCAACTTCACCAGCATTCGACACGGCACGCTGGACGAACGCGAGTCGCACAAGGAACGGCAGGACTGGCTTGTCGACGAGCTGTGCGAACGCGTCATCGAAGGATGGTTCCCGCGCGCGCTGTTGGGCGGGCGAATCATCGTCAAGGGGAAGCCGCTCGGCGGCGACCAGCTCACGCGCCTTGCGCCGCACGCGTGGCAGCCGCGCCGTTGGGATTGGGTCGACCCGCAGTCCGACACGGCCGCCGCCGAAGCGTCGAAAAACAATTTCCTGACCGCGCCGTCGACGCTCATTCGCGAAAAGGGCGGCGATCCGTCCGCCGTGTGGAAGCAAACCGGCCTGGACATCGCCGAAATGCGCGCCGCCGGCATCCCTGACGAATTCATCAAAGCGTCGTTCGACATCAAGCCGCCGCCGCCGAAGCCGCCATCCACGAAGGAAGCAAACGCATGACCACGAAACGCACCATCGCGCAGCGCGAAGCCGACGTCCTGGCGCGCCTGAACGCAAAGGACGGCGGCCAGGTCCGCAGCGCGGAAGTCGTCGGCGTTGTCGACGAAGACGCGCGCACGGTCGAAATCGCCTTCAGCTCGGACAGTGAAATCGAACGCTGGTGGGGGCTGGAAATCCTGTCGCACGAACCAGGCGCGTGCGACCTGTCGCGCCTGAACGATGGCGGCGCGCTGCTGTGGAACCACGACTGGAGCGATCAACGCGGCGTCGTCGAAAAAGCTTGGATCGACTCCGACGGAAAGGGCCGCGCAATCGTTCGCTTCGGCAAGTCGGCCGCCGCCGACGAGCTGTTCCAGGACGTCAAAGACGAAATCAAGCGACATATTTCCGTGGGCTATCGCGTTGTCGCCGCGAAGCTGACGGAGGAACGCGAAGACGTCGACGTCTACACGATCACGCGTTGGATGCCCTACTAAATTTCCTTCGTCGCCGTGCCGGCCGACACGGCTTGCGGCGTCGGCCGCAGCGCGGAAAGCGATGCGGAAATCCCGCCAGTGGATGACGCGTCGACGCGCGCCGAGGATACGCACGCACCGGCCCCGACGCCGGCACCCGCAACCATCAACACCAGGAACAAAACCACGATGGACGAAGACGAGAAGCAGCAGCAGCACCGCGCCGAGGGCGCAAACGCGGAGCGCGCGCGCGTCCGCTCCATCACCGATGCCGCAAGCAATTTCGGCAACGTCGAAGGCGTCGACGAGCTGGCACGCACCGCCC